GTAGGCACGTTGGCTAGAACAATGTGGCAGGACTCTGCCGTGTTTGGTAGCCCACATGCAACAGAATATACTGCAGGAAACGACTCATCTTTTGATGTCGTGGGCAACACAGAGGGTAGAACAATATACTATCAACATGAGACAGGAACAGATCAGGTTCAAGGTGGAACTACAACTGCAATACTTGCAAACATATCTTCTGGAGATTTTGATATAAGTCAGAGAAGAGGTATTACAGGTCAATCGACTGGCATAGCTGATCTTAGAGGAGATGGCGAGTTTTTAATGAAGATCAGAAGATTTATACCAGATTTTATTTCACAGACTGGAGCAACAAGAGTTACAATAAATTTAAGAGATTTTCCAAATGATGCAAGAGCAAGTTCTTCTCTTGGACCTTTTGATATAACATCTAGCACAAAGAAGGTCGATACAAGAGCAAGAGGCAGAGCGGTATCTTTAAAAATAGAAAACATATCATCTAATCAGAGTTGGAGACTAGGAACTTTTAGATTAGATATACAACCAGACGGACGTAGATAATGGCAAAGATTGTACAGGTATTAACAAGACCAAGTAAAGAATATGATTTATTCACGGCGGAGGCACAGGTAAGAGATCTTGATGCGATAGTAGAGAAACTAAACACCACGTTTCAAGAGGAGCTAAAACAGGAGGTAGAAGCACAGAACTTCTTTCTAAATTAATGGCAAATAGTTTTAAAAATAAAAAAGTAGATTTAACAACAACTGACCTTACCACATTGTATACGGTGCCTAGTGCTACAACAACTGTCGTAAAATCATTATTGGTATCAGAGGACGCCGGATCAGGGACCACAATAACCATAACTTTAGTAAACTCTAGTGGTGCTATATTTAATCTATTTAAAGACAAGGCAATAGCATCCAAAGCAACAACAGAACTTTTAACCCACCCTCTTGTGATGGAAGAGAGTGAGGTGCTTAAAGTACAGGCTGCTGACGCGAACGAGCTGCACGTCATAGCCTCTATATTAGAAATACAGCCAAGAGAGGTGGTAGCATAGTGAAAGACATACCGATAATAAAACCAAAAGAAGTAATAACAACAATAACAAATATGAAGACAGGCGAGGTATACAAGGATGATGCTGATTGGAAAGCAAAAGGTATATCAGAATCTGACATAAGAAAAGATGTGAGAGTAATCATGCCTAGCCTTGATTTATTTGGAGAAACAAAATAAGATAGATAGATGGCCATAACTAGAGCACAACAAGCAAAACAAATGTTACAAGACGGCGGTATGCTAGTCAAACCACGAGAAGATGGTGAACGACCAGGATATGCTGTAGACACTGGAGATCTTGGTAGTCAGGCAGCTAATGAAGCGGCTAATAGATCGGCAAATCGTGATCGAAGAGATGATCGAAGAGATGATCGACGAGACATGTTTAATGTAGCAGGACCAATCACACCAATAACAAACCCGGTCTTTGGAGACCCTGATCCAAATATAGGTAGCCCTGTTGATACAGTGACTAGTCGTTTAAGAAACTTAGACGCTGAAAGAAGAAGTAAACCTTTTTTAACAGCTGCTTCATTCATTAACCCTGTATTTGGTCTACCAAGTTTATTTAAGGTTTTAAAACAAACTAGTGATGTGAGAAACATGTTAGGAGTGCAATCTCCAACACCAGTTGATTTTAGTGGTATGGATAGAGGTGGAGATGTCCCTCTTTGGGCACAACTAGGTTATAGTAGCGAGGCAGAGTATCTAGCAGCTCTAGCTCGAACATCAGGAGAAACGGAACAAGTAGCTGAGGGAGATAGCACAGAAGAAAAATTATTTAGAAGATTTAGAGCTGATGGTGGACCAATAGGTGGTGAGTATGATTTCGAATCAGCAAGACAGATGTATGGTCTGGGTAAACTTGTTAAGAAAGTTGGAAGAACAGTCAAGAAGATCGCAAAGTCACCGATAGGTAAGGCTGCATTGTTATATACAGGCGCAGCTATGGCTGGATCATTTGGTGCAGGTCAAGGTTTATTTAGTAAAGGTATGTTTAATCCAGGTAATATATCTAGAGGTTTGTTTGGTATAACTGCAAAAGGACAAGCGTTGAGAGGCTCTCCTCAACTTGCAGCTCAAAAAGGTTTGTTTGGTAAATTAGGATTAACTGAAGGTTATGGAGCACTAATGCCAACAACCTTAGGCGGTATTACAGCAGTGTCAGCACTAGCAGGATTACTAACACCAGAACAGGAAGAAGAGGCAGAACAATTATCAAGAGGTGAGGGTATAGATATAGAGGAAGCTAGAAGAATGATCTTACAGGCAGGAACCTCAGGAGATAAAAGAGGTCTAGCATTTAGAGCTGAGGGTGGACCTGCAGAAGGTAAAGAACCTGTAGCCAAGAAGACTATGCCATTATTAGATATGGGTGGTAAAGAGATGGATCTAAGAGAGGATGGTGGATTTGTGCCTATCGGACGTATGGAGAAGGCAGATGATGTCCCTGCGAGATTATCAAAGAATGAGTTTGTATTTACAGCAGATGCTGTTAGAAATGCAGGCGACGGAGATGTAGACAAAGGCGCAGAAGTTATGTATAACATGATGAAGAACCTCGAAGCCGGAGGTGACGTATCTGAAGAATCGCAAGGCTTAGAAGGCGCACGAGAAATGTTTAAAACATCACAAAGACTAGAGGAAGTATTATAATGGCTGTTACAACTACAAGAACCTTACCCGCACAATTTGTCGAGGATCTAGGAAAAGATCTAGCAACACAGGTAGTAGCACAATCAGGTGTCCCTGTGGTATCAACAGGACTTGCCGGTATATCACAACAACCAGGTGAGGCAGCAGATGATTTTGCAGCCAGACAACAGGCAGCCAGAGAATTTACAACAAGACAACAGAGTTTAGCAGGACTTGCACCACAAGTTGCGGGTCGAGATAGACTACAAAACATTGCACAAACTATTGCAGAACAACAAGCAGGTGTTGGAACTGCTCAACAAGGTTTAGGAACTTTTGAACCATTTTTAGCTAAAGCTCAAACAGCAGCAACAGATGCAGGAACAGCATTAGGCGGAGTAGGTGTGGGAGCACAAGCTTTTCAACAGGGTGTGCAAGATTTCATGTCCCCTTTTCAATCCCAAGTTATTGACGCTACATTAGCGGAGTTTGATCGTAATAAAGCTATACAAGAACAAAGTATACGAGATCAACAAACAGCTTTGGGTGCGCTCGGCAGTGGTCGAGCGGGAGTGCAACTCGCAGAGTTTGG